AGGATTGACCATCCTTTAGAGTTGTCCAGCCATGGATAAAGCTTTTCTCTCGGTCCAATTTGGTACCCTTGATTACTCCGATGATCGCGTAATCAGGGCTATTACTGGGGCGGGTTTGAAGGAGCGGGCTACCTTCGGGGGTCAAATTGTAACTGCGCTCAAAATGGCATTGTTCGGGTTGTGGTGTATGTTGTGTTTACCATATGTTGCCGCCAGGAAGGTATGCACCACCATTAAGGTGACGTGTGGGTGTGCTATCGACCTGATCCGAGAGACCTATAAGGTTATACGAATGACTCTGAATAGGAGGTTCTTGTGTCTTATTGGTCTCAGTGGAGTGGCGTCTATATATCTCTGTGGCTTGAGTGGTCTATGCTACTGGGTGATTATAGTCGTCTGTGGTGCCTTTTGTTTTGTCCCGACCGACATCAGGATGTATGTTAAATTCACTGAACAGATAGCGAGTGCGTGGGCAGGAGAGTTGGTCTCCACCCCTGAGACGGATTTGGCTGACTCACATGAGGGAATTCAGTGTGTCAAGAATAAGACGGGATTTGCCTGTAAGGTTGCTACACGTGCTATTGCCAAGGTTGGGCTGTTAAAACCCACTAAAGCAAATCAGCTGGTGTATCAGAAGGTAATCCTTGATATTCTTGCACAGCAAAATGTGAGGTATGCTGACCGCCTACGGGTATTGCCACTTGCTATCGCCGCTTGCTTGCAACGGCCAGAGGAGATCCAGGAGCAGGAGAGGTGCATTGAGCACCTCGTCTGCTCCTCTTCTATCCTATAGGGGTGCCTTGTTCCCCGTGAAGGCGTCAACACAGCTGTGGACCGGACCAACTTTGATATTAAAGAGGTTCCGGGCTGTGGTGATGCAGAGATCTTCACGGTAAGACCAGGGTACAGCGGCAAAGGGAATCGAACTTGGTATTCGTTCAATTCCCCTATTACCACATTTGAATACCTTGTCCATAACTCATCTTTAGTCAACGTGGCACGAGGACTCGTTGAACGCGTATTCTGCGTGATGGACAAACAGGGGAAATTGGTGCGCCCCCCCAAACCTGTTCCGGGCGCCTATACCTCCAAGCTTCGGGATGTTGGTCTAGCTGTGAGCAATATTGTAGGGCACTGCCCCCAGTGGACACGTGACAGATTTGTTGCGTCTTACACTGGGTTGCGAAGGGCCTCATACGATAGGGCTGCACAGACCCTGGACGTCTCTCCTTTGGACAAAAAGGATGGTTATTTATCAACCTTTGTCAAAGCTGAGAAGATCAACAGTACCTTGAAGCCCGACCCACCACCGCGTGTCATCCAACCCCGTGGGCAGCGGTATAATATTGAAGTGGGCCGGTATCTAAAACCTCTTGAACCGTTGTTGATGAAAGCCATAGATACCTTATGGGGTGAACCTACCGCCATAAAGGGATATACTGTGGAAAAAGTCGCCACCATCCTCTACAACAAAAGCCAATTGTATCAGAATCCATGTTATGTAGGATTGGACGCTTCCCGCTTTGATCAGCATTGTTCTGTTGATGCTTTGAGGTGGGAGCATTCAGTATACAATAACATTTTTAGGGATCCTTACTTGGCTGAGCTCCTTGAACAACAATTGGTGAACCATGGTGCAGCTTACACTCCCGATGGTATGATTCGTTATACTGTTGAAGGGTGTCGGATGTCTGGTGATATGAACACTTCCATGGGGAACTATTTAATCATGAGCTGTCTTTGTTATGTCTATTTGAAAGAGGTTGGAATCAAAGCTTCTCTAGCGAACTGTGGTGATGATTGTGTGCTTGTGCTCGAAAAATCTGATCTCGGGCGGCTATCCTCATTACCCAGCTGGTTCTTGAAAATGGGCTATACGATGAAAGTCGAGAAACCTGTTTATGAGCTTGAGCAAGTCGAGTTTTGTCAGATGCGACCTGTGTTTACCAGTAGAGGGTATATAATGGTCCGTAGGCCTGATACAGTTATGACTAAAGACTGTTGTGTAGTTCGAGGAGGCATGACAATACCCAAGCTACGAGAATGGCTGGGTAGTCAACGTGTTGGTGGACTCAGTTTGGCCGGTGATGTTCCTATTTTAGGGGCCTTTTACCGGTGCTTTCCTGAGTGCAAGACCGACATGGCTTCTGATTACTCCGCACCACACAAGTTTCAGGCTGGGCAGCAGTATGGCGGAGTGACGGCAGAGTCACGCTATTCCTTCTGGCTGGCATTTGGGTTAACTCCCGATGACCAGCTCGCCGTCGAGGCTGAGCTTGATAATTTCAAGTTCTCCACCTCAATTGGCGAGTACAGAGGGCCTAGCGCCACTCTGCTCGACTTCTGCTCAAGATAACTGACCATTATCCCAATCATGTGCAATGTCTTTAGCCGCACCGAAAATTGAAGCTCTAAACTTCGATCAGTCAGATATATTATCGGTGGACGCAAACGAAAAACAAATCCTCCAGTACGAACAAGACCGTGGTGTGTTTCTACCTAAACTGTCCCAAACGATAGCAGCTGGTTGTGTTGCTGTTGCCGGATCGTTATCCATACCACCTGCTCTTGCAGTGCCTGCTTGCGAATTGGCTGTTGAAGCCCTTCGCCAGCTCGGGAAGAAGATCACACCAGCTAGTGTTAGCGCTTACGTGTTGGGCAACGCCAAGGAACTTATGGCCAAGGCTAGGAAGCAACTTGCTCAGAGAGCTCAGAAGGTTGGCACCACTCCTCGCAAAGGGGGGAGACCAGCTATCTTACCTCGACAAGAGAATGCATCTATTGTACCGGCCCAGAGGAGGGGACCCTCCCCGGCTGGTGTAATGACGTCTTCAGCTCCAGTTACTATTGGCAACACCGTTACAGGAGTTGCAACCACCTCTAAACCTCGTAGAGGCGGGCATGTTGTTACAGGGCGCGAGTTCCTGACCACTGCTTATGGCAGTGGTTCCGTCTCCACCTGGACAGCTGTTGCAGGAGTCCCACTAACGCCAGTTACGTTTGTGGACTCGTTATTGCGTATGTATGGCTCTATGTATGATTACTTTCGATGGACGAAACTGACTGTTCACTATGTTACCACCTCTCCGACTTCCTCTAATGGCTCGGTTATGGTCTACTATCATAGGGACAGAGCAGGGGTATTCCTGAACCAGACTTCAGCAAACCTTCTTCCATTTGTACTCACAGACCCGCATACGTGCATAACTCCGCAATGGCAAAACATGTCAGTCACACTCGAGACAGATAGTGAGTGGAAGCGCACTGATTACGGAGTTAGCGATGATATTGGCCATTATGCTGCCGGCGAGCTTTTCCTGCTGTCTAAAACTAGCACAACTGATTCTCCTGGGTACTTGCTGATGGATTATGAAATTGAGTTTAAAGACATGAACTTAACACCCCGACTGTTACTGTGGCCCCAGCCAACCATAATTTATACACCTTATGCTATGAAGACTATAGCTCAGACTGCAAATGCCTTTCTTGAACTGCAATATCTTGCAGGCCAGGCTGGCAATCCTTTTGGTGCTGTCCCGACGGCCCTGAAGTCTAATTGTGTTTACAAGGTAATCTTTGATGTCACCAATTCCACAGGAATTGCAACTGGCACTGATACCTTCGGTTACACCATGAGTACTAATGGGTCTGTGAATAATGTCACATTCAAGGATGGTTCCACTATGTATGCTGTCTGTGTGTCCGGAGCTACCACCTTTCGGTTCTACCTCAATGCCGCTGCTGCGTATTCCGGTTCTGGCACTGAGGTGGCTGTGTGGACAGCTACTGGTAGCCTTGCTACAACTTATATCATTTGGTTTTCTTTAGTTGGCATGATGGGCGATGCCGGGATTAACCCTAACATGTGATTGGGTTACGGGGTGTAGAAGTTGACCACTTCATGGCAATAATTTCTCTGGACAATTGTCTTGACTTCACACCCTTTCAAGATACACCTTCTATTGTACACTTAAAACACAAAACCACAAAAACATCCCTTACACTGGGACCCCATAATTTCTCTGACAAATGGAAAGTGCCGAAAGTTGGGTTTTATACCCCCACCGATGTACGCATTGTAATCACGCCACATATATCAGAGAAAGCTGCTGTTATGGCCGTTATAAAACTAATCGACGCATCCGACATGAGCCCGAGCCGTGTCTTGTATCAGAGTCACGAATTCAACTTGGGGCACGGCTTGACATTGGAAGGTACTCAACTCCCCTTTTGTCTACCGATAGGGGAATATCCTATACAGTTCGAGGTCACGGTATCACGATCTCAGTTTCAGGACACGAGGACGCTCTTCTCAACATCTCTAGAGTGGCGGATGATGTATTCCACCACCCCGTTGTGCAGGGTGAAATCTGTGTTCGCGACTGTGAGTCATCAACCCCTCGAGGCAACAGTGCCATCGTCGATGAAAAACAAGAGGCTAGATAAGTCCAGGGTGCCTAGGGCGACCCGATTGAATATCACGAGCGGAACGGATCAGGTGATGTAGTGGTGGTACGCCCAAGGGATTGGTCTCCTTTGGATTCGTAGGGCTGCGTAACCTGAACTTAGTAAGGTTGTGATGTTATTGGGGTCGTGACCGG